GATATTGCTGTACAAACAACACCAGTGAGTACTGTTATTATTTTCCATTGTGTTTTAATTTCTGTTATGATTGATTGTGGAACATGAGTTGACTGATGATTAAATAGTTCTGTCATACGACCATTTAGATTATCTCCCAAATTGCTTACTGCTATTTTTATTTCGTTTGTTGCTTTTTCCATATTATTTACTTTTTGTTCTAACACTAATCCAAAGGTACACGAACCATCTTTTTTTGTCATTTATTTTTTGAATACGTATTTTAATTTTTGGATTGCATATTGATATGGAGTTGGGTTTCCTGGCTCCTTAAAGTAAAATGAAATGTTAATAATGAATGCTACTAATATTATAATACTTGAAAGAGAAAATCCGAATCCTATCAAACAAAGTATCAAACCAAACCACTCATGTCCTAAGAAATCATAAAAGGAAAAATGTCCATATGAATATAAATGTTCTATCATTAAAATAACTCCAGCCAATGCAATAAGTTCTAGGATTGGTGAACGAATACTTATATAAAAAGCTCCAGCTATTAAAATAAATCCTAATAGTTTTTTTACTTCTTGTTTTATGTATTCCATTTTTAATATAAGTTGTACTTAACCGCTTGTTCAGTCACATTATCTGTTTTACTTAAGTCTGTTCGTGTGATTACTATCCTTCTCCAAAGCGCAGTGCCTGCCGTTGGTCTAGCAATTTCTCCGTTGTTTACATCTGTATAATTTGACCCACCATCAGCAGAAATGCTTATTTGTTCACTACTTGTTGCATCTATTGTTGAATTAATTGAGACAATGGCGTTATCAGTTGAAGCAACTGTATCTTTAAAGATTAAAGTACCATTTCCTGCGCCCTCATTGGCAAGAGTATCTGCTGCAGTAAAAAGTGGAATTGAATCATCTCCAAAATAATCAACCAAAGTAGTTGTATCTCCAGTAACATTATCAACCCAAGTTATATCTCCCTTACAAATAATTATTCCGACAACATGAGAAGCATTTGCAGCTGGACCTCCTGCAGATAATTGGACTTGCACTGTAGCTGGATTAGACTTATCATCTGCACTTGTGTCAGTTTCAGTTTCATCGCTAACTGCACCTCCAGCTCCAGACGATGCTGTATTCAAAACTGTCGCACTTGGCATTTCCCAATTACAAGTAGTAGTTTGAGAATCTGCGTTAACAGTACAATAAGACCAAGAATTTGTATTTGTATTAGTTGACGTATCATCAAAGGTCCCATCATAAGTTCCTGCAGCAACAGTACCACCAACTTTAGAATCAATCATATGTGCTTGCTTTCCAACATCTCCAGCATCACTAACTTTAACAGCAGTAACAGAAGTAAACATATCAATCATAGGCGTTTCTGATTTAGTGATAATTCCTGCGCCTCCAGTTCCGTCTCCCCACCAAAGAGACTTATGAACTTTAGCTTTTTGAACTTCAGATGTTCCAGTTGTTGCATAAACCAACCATGCACCAGAATTAATTTGTATTACTTCAACATCATTTGTTTTCTGTGTCCAAGCATCGCTAAAGCTTGTTGCTTCAATGATGGCATAATTGAGAACCCCACTCAAATCAGTCAATTTATATATATCATCAGTAGAATCATAAACAAACCCATAATTTACATCTGCATCATCAGAAGCAAAAACTGAATATTTTACATTATCTAAATTAGGGGTAGTGGAATTATAAAGTTTTGAATCAAACCCAATATAAGCAGCATTAAAAAGTAGTTGGGAAGTATCTAAGAAATTTAAACCTATGGCATTCATTACTTCATCTGCATCTGCTACTTGTCCATTTATTATTGTCATTAGATTTTAATCTCCTTCATTTTGTTAAATTTTAGAATATAAAGTGTCATACTTATATATTAAATTATGGTAAGTTATTTAAAAAGGTAATAATAAATATTATATTATTTAAAATATCTCAATTGTGTTCTCAATCTGCAGCTCATTTGTACCATCAAACTCAACTGCTGTGAAACCATTGTGAGTTAATATACTTCCAACACCTGCTGCACCCGAAGCAACTAAACCAACTTCTGTTAAAGATATTCCGCTCATCTCAATACTATTCCAATTTGACTGAGTAGTTATCTTTTTAGATACCGTAAAATCTATACTGCCACCAGTGAATGCTTGTCTATCAACTTCATTAAATAATGTTGTATCCGAAATTGCAACTGCGCCACTACCACTACCTATTGCAGTGTACTCTAATACTGGAATATTACTTCCCATTCTTATTGCATTATATTCTTTACCATATGTTGTTATTACCATTTTTATCCTCCTGTATTTAATTAAAAATATCCTCCACTATGAACTACACTATATGGTCCAAAAGCACTTCCAGTAGTTCCCCATTTATCTGTTTCCCATATACCAAATGCAGGACTATTCCAAATCATTACACTGCCAGTTATGGTTCGAGTTTTAACTAATAACCCACTTTGCCTTACTCCAATACTTCCGGTGAATTGTTCTAGTCTAGTTATAATATCAGTATCCTGAATATCACCACCCTTTAAAGCATTTACATCTTTTATTAAATTTCCAATCTTATCTGTTATGTCTTGAATTTTTTTATTAAGAGTCAAAGTGATTGCTGATGAACCAAAAGATGTTTCTGGAGTTAATTTATATTTAACATTTAAAATAGTAAACTCACTTGAGGATATTCCATACGAAGGTAAGTCAACAATAACTGTATTCCCAACTATATATCTTGTTGTTGTTTTTAGTGTAACTGTAATTCTTGTTGGCGGATTATTACTAAGTGATAATTCAGTTTTTAATCTATCTGCGGCTGTAGTTGGGTCTTTAATATCATTATCCACTATTACTTTTGATATTGGTCCATATAAATTAATTGAATCTCTATTTAATCCAAATTTAACAATAGGAATATCTTTTTGATAATCAACTGTTATACTTCCTCCAGAAGTCGGAATACTATCACCAATATTTGTGCCTGAAATAAATACTATTTGTTGGTCGAAAAAGTCTACTAAGTAATTTGTTCCAGAACCTTCTTGTGAAAGATTATTATAGATTCCACCAGTTTGTACACTACCCAAATAACTTACAGAAGTATTATGGGGTCTATTATTTAATGTAAAAACACTTCCACCAAGAGGACTTCCAACATTAAAAGTTTCAACTGGTGCATTTACTAATGTTCTATCTCCATATACCCATACTTTATTTACAACTCCTTCTCGTGTGCTTTTAGCTCTGGCTGAAAGAGTATTTGTATTATTTAATGTATCACCTGAAGATATTGCTTCTTTCTTTTTAAAATTTAAGTCAAAATTAACATCTACATAAAACATATATCCAGATTCTTCAGCAAGTCTTTTTATTCCCTCATATACATTAACATGATTAAAAGCAATTCGTTGAATAGTTGTTGTAGTTGTATCCACATTAGTTGTTGTAATACCTTCAACATATTTACTAATAATATCTTTAATTATTACCGATACTTCTTGATTAGTATATACCTCTGGTTCAATAGTTACATCCTGTAATCTAGAAGTCAAATCTCTTCCGGTTAAAGTTATTCTTTCATTATTGGACTTAAATTTATGACCAAAATCTACATTCTCAATTATACCACTAAAGACTTTTGTTGTTGCTGGGGATGAATCATCTACATAAATCTCTATTGTTTGACCAACCGAGAATGTTGTATTATAAATATCATTTATATTTAATAAAGATACACTGAAATTACTACTAATACCATACTCAGAAGTTGAGTTAGTTAAATCTAATGAACTGAAATCTGTATAATCAACTGAATTAATAACCAGTCGTGTATAAAGAGTCATCTTATATACCAATAGTATTATTTAATTTTTCGTTCAATGCTTCAGATATATTATCTGGGTCTACTCCATTAACATTTTCAATATTTATGGTAGTAGTTGACTTCTGTTGTTCTTCTGCATCAAATCCTATTTTATCTTTTACTGAATCAAGTAACAGTTGTCCTTCTAAATCTAATTTGTTACTTAGCATTTTTTGTTCAGCTTCTAAATTTAATTTTAATGCACCAATATCTGTTAGTTCACCTTTTATACTACTTAGGTCAACATTTGGAACTAATGGAATACTAATTTTTGTTACTCTGTTTGCTATTCGTATTAATGTATTAATAAAGTCTATTGCCTTTTGAATTTTTTTACCTATATAATCTACAATTGCATTCCAAACATTAAATGCAACATTTTTCATAGTTGCCATTGCTATTTCAAAACTATCTTTTACTTTTTGCCAAGCCATTTGTAAGGCTTTTGATACATATATCATAACACTTAGTAATGAAACTAATATATTTTTCCAATTTTTAATTAATGCAATTATCCATATAATCGGTCCACCTAATAATAATAACGCAACTTTTAGCTTTGTAGACATTTCTTCCCATTGTCTAAAAATAATAATTGCCGCGGTTATTCCTATAATAATTGCTGCAATAATTAATAACCAAGGAGAAGCCACAAGAGTTAAAATTCCTATTGCTACTGATAATGCACCAACTGCTATTGTAACTAATCCAAATATAACAATGGCTTCTCGGACTGCTGGATTTGCGTTCTCCCATTTGTCCGTTACCCACGCTATTGCTGTTGATAATGCCTCTACTATTGGTAAAAGAACTTCTTTAATAACATTGCCAAGTTCCTCCTGAGCATTTTGAGCATTACTCATAGCCTGTCCCCATTTATAATCCATAGTATCTGAAACATCTGCTAATTGTTTGTTCGCCAATCCTGCTGAGTCTGTAACAATATCAATTGAATTGGCAACATTTTCAGCACCCAATCCTACTAATGGCATAATACCTTTTAATGCCCGTTTATTAGCAAACAATGTCGCTATCGCTTCTGAATCATTATCAACAGAACCAGTTAGCATTTTTATAGAAGCATTTAATCCTTCCTGTTCCACCATTGAAGCGGCACTTTCATATCCTAATATCTTAACAGCATCTTTCATAGCATCTGTAGGTTTCAAAAACGACATCATAATCTGTGACAAGGATGTACCAGTTTCTGCACTACTTGACATAAATTTAGTCAATCCGGCAAATGTTCCTGCCGCTTCTTCTAAGGATATTCCCATTTGTCCGGCCATTGTTGCTACTTCTGGAAAAGCCACTGCTAATTCTCCCATAGTAGTTTGACCAGCTTTTACTGTACCCGCAAATATATCTGTAATCTTGGCTGCATCCTCTGCGCCCATATCATATGCGGCCATAGTTTTTGTTAAAGCATTAATAACTTGTTCTTGGTCTGCCATACCACCAACACTTGAAACTATTGCGGCATCCATAACTAATTGTGCATCAGCAACATCTGTAATTCCTGCTGATATTGTTTGATACAACCCATCTAATACATCTAGTTGGTCACCTTGATTACCTAACTTTACATTTGAATCTTTTACATATTCTGCAAATATTTTTTGTGCATCCTGACCTTCATCTAGTAATGTATTTACTCTAGCAAATCCTGTTTCCACTTCATTTGCAGATTTTACTGCACCCATCATACCTTTTGCTAGTACAACACTTACTCCACCTGCTACAATTGCTGCAGTTCTAAAATTACTTAATGAAGTTTTTGCTTTATTAAAAACTGTACTAAATTTATCTTTAGCACTTATAATAATCTCAACCGCATTTCCACCTAATACCATTTTATCTCCTTTTTTGTTTTGCTTTACGCATTGCCTTTTCTCTATCCTTATTAACTTTCTTTATATATACACAAGCTTGCTTATGTTCTCGTAAAGTTAATTCCTTGACATCTCGTAAAGACCATTTAAAATAATCACAAAGAGCCAGTTCTGACCTTATTCTTTTGTCTGAACTGGATTCGGAAAATCCTGTTTATCAAGTCCATTGAACTTGGTAATCTCCTTAGTTAGCTTAATTCCTGCTTGCATTGTTAACTCATCATAATCAGCATCTGACATTTCTGTTGAAAGTTGAACTAATTGTTTTGCGGCTTCACTCTTGTTATCACTAAATGATGTTGCATCTTTATACTTTAACTCTTTCAAAGTATATGATTTTTCTCCTACTGTAATTGTTTGTTCCATTGTTTTTTAACCTCCTGTTTGTTTACTTACTATCTAATTTAAAAAAATAAAAAAAAAATAAAAAAAGCTTGTTTACCAAGCGTTGTACTTCTCTACTAAATCATTAACTACTACAATACAATTCGACGGTCGAATTGTTGCACCATATTCAATAACTCCTTCCGCTGGTGTTGGTGTTGACATTTCTGTAATGTTACATCCACTCATTATGAAGAATGCTTCTTCACTTCCAGTAGTTTGAGAAACTTCTAACATACAATTAAATGTACTACCACCTTGATAGTATGTATCGTATAGCGTTCTAGCCCATTCCGAAGTTGCATCTAAAGTTAATTCAAAAGAATAATCTCTATTCTCTGGAATTTGTCCAGCTGCTACTTTACTTCCATTCAAATAATGTTTAGTTGCTAAATTGTTATTAATAGTCCATGTGAAATCTTTTACTTCATCTAAAGTTGTACCACTTGGTACGTGTATTTGACAATCACTAAAGATGTACGGTCGTGTAGAATCTTTATCTTTGATATTACTAATATCTGTTGTTTTACTTCCAACACTTACACTTTGACCTTTATAACTTACTTCACAATTTACTGGCTCACCTTCTGTAGCACTTATACTAACACTATCAACGGTACAACCACCGTATGTTCTTACTAAATTATTTCCATCACTTAGTTTCTGTGCATCTTGTACAGTAAAGCTAGCAAACGGATTTAATGTTCCTGATGTTGCTACATAAGAATCATCACTATTTGCTTCAACTAAATTATGTAAATAAGGACTTGGACTTCCTGAGTCTACCATTGAACCCATAGCGAATCCAACCATCTTCCAATCTTGAGGATGGAAAGTTAATGTACCTTCATAGTCTTTTGTTGAATTAATATACTGACCAACGTTCCTATCACCTACACCAACATATCTTTCTTCGATGTAATTAACAGATTCTCCGGGGTCATGTGTTTGTACTAATCCAATCCAGTTACCACTCGTTCCTGTTTTAGTTGCGTATGTTCCTGATTCGTAGAAAAATGTTACTTGCGCATCATTCCCTACATATATACCCATATTTTTTTACCTCCATATTAATTTAATTATGACAATATCGTAGAGTATTCAAAATTCATTACCATTGACTTTGGTTTTTTTGAACCCTCCTCTTCAATCGGAACTGCAGAAGTTAATCTAAATCCATAGATTTTTTCTTCATTTGTACCATTTGCACCATATTGAATTTGTCGTAATCTGTCAACTACTAAGCTAGTTAAACCATCTTTTTCTTTTTCATTTCTAGCCCACACTCTAATCTCTACCATTAATGTAGCCCATTGTTGTTCAGATGCCATTCCTAGACTTCTTGTATCTATATCAACTGCTTTAAGTGTTATAATTGGATATCTTACATCTACTTCTGGATAAGATGTCATAACAAAACCACTTCCTCTACTAAGAGGGTCTGTTATATTTGTACGTAAGTCATTACGTAAGAATAGGATAATATCCTTAATAAATGTGGTGCTACTTATAGTCATTTTTGGTTTCCTCGCTTGGATTATACTAAACTCGCTTGCTTAATATAATAAAAATAAGGGTAAGTTATTTAAAAAGGTTATAATAAATATTATATTATTTATAGTTTATTTAAATCGGCTTGTATAAAGGAATTTACTTTAGATTTATTCCTATTAAGTGAATTCTGAAAATGTCGTCTTGGTGATATTCTTGAAGTTCCATACTCTAAATATTTTGCATAATCAACATCACTGAATATAGTAGCAGATTCTTTACTTGATTTACTTTTAACACTTCCAAGAAATTTTCCTGTATCAACACTTGTTGGTTCTGCATTTCTTCCTGCAACAGATTGTTTAACTTCACTTTCAATAAATAAAGCAACCTTATTCATTGCTGATGCAATTAACATTTCTGATTGCTTATTTTTTGCTGCTAAATATAAAGTAGTTTTAGGTATTCCCTTAATTTTAAAAGAAATTGTCATTAATACACACTTCCGTTTTGATGATATCTAATATATATTTTCTTATAAACATCTTCATTAGAAAGATTTAAGAGTTTTACCCCGTCCGGAATGATACTATAATATTCTGATGCCGGACTTCCTAGTCCAATTAATACATTGCCACTAACATCTACTGAGCCATTAATATAAAGTTTTTTATCCTTAGTTAGGAGTTTCCCTTGCTCCATTAATACAGCATCCTCACTCCCAAACTTATTTTTTATAGGTAAAAGAATCCCAGAAGTAAATGTAGTTCCGGATACTTGTGTATAAGTATATTCATCATCATAATCAGATGAACCAGCTGAACCAGTAAAAGAAGTAACTGTGATTTGTCTTCCGTATGGCATCAATGTATTCATACCATCTGTAAAAATATCTAAAGAAGTCATTTTATACACCCCATACTTTCTTGAATGCCATTGTATTTGTTAAGTCCTCTAACATGACCATTCCAATCTGTTTAAAAGAATCAGAAGCATCTTTATAATTTTGCTTACTGTTAGTAATTTTTAAATCATCAATCTGAGCCGATTGCACACTAATAGTTGCACCTATTATATCATATATTTGAGCTGTAGAAAGATTAGTAATAACTGGTTGATATTTTTCAGGCACTGCTGAATCATCAATATTAGTCCCAGTAAAGTTTTCAACAACTGCTGTTTGTTGAAATATAATATTATTCATGGTAGTACCACTTATAGATGTTGGAACATTTGTTGGTCCAACTATATTTGTAATATGCTCTGCAAACGACCCAATTGACCAAAGAGCTATTTTAATTTACCTCCAAAATAATTTTTCCAATCATTTCTTTTAAAATTTGTTTGCATATAACAACTAATACATAAACTTATTAAATTATCTTCATTATTATTTTTCTTGTTATAATCTATATGGTGTATTGATAGTTTTCGTACTAATTTCTTTTCAGAATAATTACATTCTTTACATTTAAATCCATCTCTTTTTCTTATTTTATGTTTAAGTGTTTTATTAAATTCTTGAGGGTATTCTTCGAATGATTTTCCACCTTTCCAATTTGAACCTTTTTTACCTTTTTGTCTTTTACTCATTAATTGTTTATATTGTGATGAATATTTTTTTCCTGTTGTTGGATTAATATATCCTTCATTATATTTTTTCTCCCATGTTTGTTTCATTTTTATTTTTGTTTCTTTTGGCAGAATATTACCTTTATGTTTATTACTATTTTTTAATAATATTTCATTTCCTTTTATAGTACCATATTCTTCTATTACAGAAATACCTTTACGATGACTTTTTTTACCTAATCGTTTTTTAATTTGATTGTTTCTATAATTACAATCTTTCCAAAGACTTTTTGTCTTTTCTCCGCGGGGCATTTAAACTCCTCTCCCTGTTACGGTTGTTGAATAAGTTGCTGCACCCGATACATAAGCTACTGATGTTCTTATATATGGAATATGTTGTTCATAATTAAATACATCCGATTGTATACTTGTGCCTGAAGTATATAATTTACTACCGAGTGTACTCCAAACTGTACTATCAGCACTTTGTTCGATTGTTACAATCCCACTAGTATTTGCAAGAGCTTGTGTGTATACACTTTTTCTTGTAATCCTTGAAATATCAATTGCACTTCCAGTAGTACTAACCACTACACTTCCTAAATTAATTTCATTAACTATATCTGCTATTACCATGTTGTCCTCCTTGTGTTATTTAATTATAATCCAACTGCAATCCAACTGAATTCGTCTGAAGCGTTTGCACCTTCTGTGTAAAAACTTCCTGCGTTAACGCTTCCTGCTGGAACCATTATTCCGTCTGTTGCTGTCAAATTAGTAACTGTGACTATTGGGGTACTTGTTGTACCAGATGTAAAAGCCGTTGAGAAAACTTTCCATAAGTTAGAACCTGCTGTTAGCGTTGAAGAACCTGCTTGTATACTCGCTCCATATACTGATGTCTTTGAACCTACACCAACTGAATGTAATGCACCTTCTGAATTTAAGTGAAAAGCATTTCCACTTGCTGCAACATCTACATAAAGATTTTGAGCAACCATTACTTGTCCATATATTGCATTACCTACACCACTTACATATGTACTATATACACTTTCTGCGTTTACAGTTTTCTCTGCATATATATCTGTACCACTAATGCTTATTCCAATTATGTTTTCAGTTGAAGATGCTGGTTGATTAACTTCTTCAAAACCTAGTCCATCTGTTGTACTATTATTTGCTGTCATTATTTTTTAACCTCCTAAAATTTAAATTAAATCTGCTGTCCATTCTGAACCTGCTCCACCATTTGGACTATTGTTTCGATACAATGTTCCATTAGTTGCATCCCACAATAATGTGCCGGATGTTGCAAGAACAATTTCGTCTGGTGCACCCACTCCTTGCATTACCTCTGGTAAACCAAAACCTGCTGCCAAACTTTGTTGTGCTGGACCTGTTATACTTCCTGTTGTCATTTATATTTTCCTCCTAATTATTTTAATTTATCCTACCGCAGTGTGGACATATTCCATACGTATTTTCTTTGGGTAGTGTTAAATTACAACTATTACATCTTACATTAAATAAGTCTTTTTCAACAACTTCTTCAGCCATTGTATTTAACTTTTTATCATCGTAATACTCAATGAGTTTTGCAACTATATCATTTTGCAAGCCTACCTTATTAATCTTTAAGGCATCCACTAACTCTTGTTCTGTATCGAACATTCTAAAAATATCTTTAGATGTTTCTTTACCTATTCCGTTTATCTGTTGTAGTTTTTTATAATTCCATTCCATGGATTGTTTCTCCTGTGTTTGATTGATTAAAAAAAATAAAAAAAAATAAAAAAAATAAATTTATTCTTAATCTGCTTAAGCTGTAGTGATTTTTGCAACTGCTGATGAACGTAGTATCTGAGCAACAATTCTCTGTGTTACTGATGCTGCGGACATATCGCAATTTGGTAAATCGAATCTATCTATCATTACTGGTCTCTTCTCTGCAATAGCGTAAGCTTGCGCCTTGTCGTATATATAAGCATATTTGCTATATGTAGAACTTGGAGCTGCATTTGTTGAAAACCGAATAACATTTAGTCCGTATACTCTTCCAATGAATCCTGTAGCTAACATTTCCCTTGAGCCTAGCTTATCTGCTTCAACGAATGTATCAATATTTCTCATATCGTTTATTACTTCGTTTCCTGCTGCAAGAGTTGTTGCGTTAAAGTCGCTATCGTCTAGATACTGAATTGCTCGTGTAATGTTTGCTATTGTTATAGCAGCACCACCGGCAACTGTATTAGCTGCACTATCTAATGCAGTAATAACTAAGTTTGTTTCATTCTCAGCAAATCTTTTACCTGCAATCTTAATGTTGTGTTCTAGTAAATTCCACTTCGCATCTTCCATTAATTCTTTAGTAATTCTAATTGCAACACCGTACTTTACGGGTTTCAAATTAGTTGATGTATAATCAGCATTGTCTAAAGGTATCTCTGCACCTTCTGCAACTACTCGAACATCCATTGTATTAGCTGTTGCTAAATCAATGTCTATTGAACTTCCTGGAATTTGAGCTGGACCGAATACTATTGCGGCTTCACTTCTTGGTAATAGTGCTTTCTCAGTTTCTTCTATTAAAGTATCATAAATTTTCTTTACGATTAATAGAGAGCCCTCTGTAGCAATACCAGTGTTTAATAGTTCTTGTATTGTTTCCATTTTAAAAAGCATTAAAACCGACTAAAGCATATTCACCTGCGATTGCACCTGTTAGAGCACGACCAATTTTCTTTCCTGCTGTACCTGCACTATCTTTATCAGATGTTACAATGAACGAACCTAAATTCGCCACTAAACTTGAACCACCTGTTAGTACTGGTTGACTTGAATAAACTGAACCAGCGCATCCTACTATGAATACACCATCAACAGCTACTGAACATGCTGCACCTGAAGCAGTATCTTGTAG